CGTGTCCAGGTCAATAACCTTATGTAGGATAAAAATACTCAACATAATAACTATTATAAGAGTATAGTTGGAGACCCCGCTTCGGCGGGGTTTTCTTTTGGTTGAATCATTATAAATAGTAGTATGGCCGATCCGACATATGATACCGCTGGAAATTTAAATACAGCACGCGTCACTGCATACAAACGACAACCGGACGTTATGGACTATGCTCAGAATAGTCAGTTCCGTGTCACGTTCTCCAACTATCCTTTGGCAGAGTATTTCTGTACTGCCGCTGTTATTCCAGGAATTTCTTTGGGTGTTGCAGAAGTTGGTACTCGGTTATCCAATATGCCAATCGTTGGCGATCAAATATCTTATGATAATTTTGATATGACCTTTTTGGTAGATGAAGAATTGAAGAACTATAGAGAGATACATGACTGGATGGTTAGTATAGGTTTCCCCTACGATCACAAACAGTTCAAATCTGTAGATCGTCGTGATGATGTAAATACACGAAGGGGTGAGAGGATGTTATATGATGATATTATGCTTACAGTGTTATCCAGTAAGAATAATCCAGTAGTCCGCATAAAGATGTTAGAAGCATTCCCCATAGCGTTGAGTGGTTTGGCCTACACACAGGCTGGTGTAGATGTTGAATACTTGACCGCAGATGTAACCTTTACATACATGACCTACGAATTCAAAACTATATAAATAAAAATGAGAGGATAGTTTGAATAGCAAGCCCTAATTTATACAATCTTTTTCACATAATATAATGTAAAAGACAATATATCTTTATACGGGTGGGAGGCTTTTGAACTACCCTCTCTTTTTTTAGGAATTTATTATGCAATTTAGTGAGATATCGGCAATGGCCGATGAAGATTTGAAAATTGATGACACGGAGTTAGATATAGAATCTCTCCGCACTCCACAATTACATAACAAGTATATGAAATTGTATGCTCAATTTTCTTCAAAATTAAAACAAACGCAAGATACGAGAAAAACTTTATATAAAGAAAAGTGGGAATACTATACTGGTAAGGCTCCTACAGAGGTGTATGTAGAGAAGCCGTTTGACTTGAAAGTATTGAAAAATGATGTTCAGATGTATATCGAGGCTGATCCTGAATATCAAGAAATTACCCAAAAGGAGGCATATTTTAATACTGTCGTAGATTACTTACAGAAAACTATACAACAAATTGCTAATCGTAGTTTTGCGATTAACAATGCTATCAAATGGAAAATGTTTTTGCACGGTGAGTGATGGATGTATTGATTGAAAAGTTTAATGAAGTCTACCTCAGAATTTCAGCTGATGCAGGAGCAGCTAAAGAATTACACGAATTCTTCTCGTTTGAAATACCGAATGCAAGATATATGCCGTCGGTACGCAATCGTGTCTGGTCCGGTCGTATTCATTTATTCAGTCCTGCTACTGGTCAAATATATGTGGGACTATATCCTTATGTCAAGGAGTTTTGCAAGAAGCAAGGGTACCGAGTCAGAGTAAATGGTGCTGTTGAAGCTGACAACGGTGTAGACAAACAACTTGTTCGTAAATTTGTAAATGGGTTAAAATCTAAAGTCAAGGTACGTCCGTATCAATTAGATGCCATTCATCATATTATCAATACCAATAGAGGTCTAATATTGTCTCCTACTGGTTCAGGTAAGTCCTTTATCATCTACTGCTTGGCCAGGTACTATGTCGATTTGTTGCAAGATCGAAAAGTTCTAATCATTGTTCCAACGACCAGTCTGGTAGAACAACTGTTTTCTGATTTTGCTGACTACGGTTGGTTCCCCGAGGACTTTTGCCATCGTGTATATTCGGGTATGGATAAGAATACCCCCAAAGAGGTTGTTATCTCTACCTGGCAATCTATATACAAACTACCAAAAAGTTATTTCAAACAGTTTGGTGCTGTCTTTGTTGATGAATGTCATCTGGCAAAAGCAAAATCTTTAGTCGGCATTATGACTAAACTACATGATTGTAAATATCGTATCGGTACTACAGGTACTCTGGACGGACAAGAGGTACATAGATTAGTATTGGAAGGATTGTTTGCCAAGCATACACAAGTCACAACAACATCTAAACTGATAGAAGATAAACAGTTATCTAATTTACATATACATTGCTTGGTATTGGAACACGATAAGAAACAAAGAATACAAAGAGATTATCAAGCGGAGATAGATTTTCTTGCTCAGTATCCACCCAGAAATAATTTCATAACTAAAGTTGCTTATCAGGAAAGAGGTAATACATTAATACTCTGTCGGTATATTGTTCAACTGAGACATTTGCATGAATTGTTAGAACCTATGGGTAGACCTGTTCATTTGGTCTATGGCCAGACACCTACTGATGATCGTGAGCAAGTTCGTTCTCTTGTAGAAAAACAAGATGATGTTATTATACTTGCATCGTATGGTGTATTTTCTACTGGGATCAATATAAAGAGATTACATAATATTATATTTGGTAGTCCATACAAAAGTCAAGTGAAAATCCTGCAAAGCATTGGACGAGGTTTGAGAACCGCTGATGATAAGGAAGGTCTAAAGGTATTTGATATCGCGGACGATATGTCTACCCCAAGAGGTAAACCTAACTATACACTCAATCATCTGAAACCGAGAATTGAGATTTATAACTCAGAAGGTTTTCAATACGATATCGTCCCTATCAAACTGAAAGAGAAGTAGTATAAATATTAATATGACAGAAGAAATACCACAGACAGAATTCAAAGTTATTAAACTAGATTCTGGAGAGGATATTATCTGTAAGGTATTGCAAGAATATTCAGATGCTCTATTAATAGAACGTCCTTTTGCTGTGCGTGAACAAAATGTGATGGATCAGGATAATGAAACTGTAGTAAATCACACTGGATTTTCTAAATGGGTTTCATTCACTAATGATCCTGAGTTTGTTGTATATAAAAATAAAATTCTAACAATAGGAAACTTGGCTCCAGAAGTTAGGTTTTATTATAAACATCTAGTTAGTAAGATGATTATAGAAGAACAGAATAATGTTAAAACAGAAGAAGAGGCTTTGGAGAAAATGAGACATCTTCAAGAAGCAGTTTCTGAATTAACAGATTCCTCCTCTGATATTGAAGATATTGCTGATGCTGTAGAAACTTTATCTGATGATGATGTATCTAATGTTCTTTATTTTCCTCCTACTGATAAAGATAAACTTCATTAACGCTCCTACATAGCTAATTATACTATGAATATTTAAGTTGTCAACCCAATAATGACAAAAAGTAAAAATATAATTTCTATTACGGATATTATTGAGAACAAAGTTCGTAAGCAAAGAGAATTAGATGATTACAATGTTCGATTAGAGGAATTACAAAGACAGAAGTTTTGGCTTGAGAAAGAAATACAGATGGCTGAATTTATTATTGCCGCAGTTCAAAGTGAAATATCACCACAGACGTTTGTTCAAGAACTAATCAATTATGAACTAGGTAAGATAGAGGAACCTGATGAATAGTATATTTTTTTTAATTTATTTGACAATAACACAATCTGGTACGATTGGGATGCAAATAGAGGATAAATATTTTCCCTCTTTAGATAGATGCCATAACTATATGGAAACAATCTTTTTACCAGATTTTATAGAAAGAAATCGTACTTGGAATTTTTATAGTTCAAAATATAGAGTGTTGGTAAAAGATTCTGAAGAAGGTGAGATGCGAGTTTATATGAGTTGTATTCAGAAACCAGAGATGCCGTGCGGATATGTTTGGCCGTGTGGTGAAATAGAAGTACCTACACCCGAGGAAGATATACGGGGTTGACAGAATATAGAATACCTGTTATATTAATAGATGTCTAAAACAAAAAAGGCATTTATTATGAGTATGAAGAAGTATGTTTATTTGGCAGGACCTATTGCAGGTCTAACAGAAGAAGAAGCAACGACTTGGAGACATGATGTTAATTTTATGTTGCCAGACAACATTATTGGCATATCTCCATTGAGGTGTGAACCCCTACGACCAGGAATGGTTTATACAGATGATGGAGCAACTGATAAGATGTGGAGTGATCCACGTGCTATCAATGCAAAGAACTGGTTGGACACAGAAAGTGCAGACTTAGTATTGGCTTATCTTCCCAAAGAGATGAATGACCGAAGACCCAGTATTGGGACTATCATAGAGATAGGTTGGAGTATTGGTTTGAAAAAACCGTTGATAGTTGTTTCGGACGATAAACAAATAATGGAACACCCACTAATCAAATGTAACGCAGCATGGCGTCTAAAAGAGTTGGACGAGGCTGTAGAAGTTATCATTGGACTATTTGGAGATTATGTTTCATAGGAGATTCCTATGGCTACAGATAAGAAGAAGAAGCCACATTACGTCAACAATAAAGCGTTCTTAGCCGCCATGATTGAATGGAAGGCAAAGGTAAGAGAAGCAGAAGAACTAGGTGAACCTAGACCTCAAGTAACCGATTATATCGGGAGTTGTTTTTTAAAGATTGCTAACCATTTAGCGTATCGTCCTAATTTTATCAACTATACATATCGTGATGAAATGATTAGTGATGGTATTGAAAATTGTTTGCAGTATATAAACAACTTCAATCCAGAGAAGTCAAGTAATCCTTTTGCTTATTTTACCCAAATAATTTATTTTGCATTTGTAAGAAGAATAACTAAAGAGAAGAAACAATCTAAAATTAAAGATAAGATGTTGAAACGAAGTAATATAGAAGAAATGATTGTGGTTCAGGCCCATGATGATTCTAGTGTTTATCAGCAACAATATCAAGAATTTTTAGACAGATATAGTTTCTCGGATGACGATTAGTTTTGAATACTGTAAA